ATGTATATAACACTTCTTTACAGTCGCTTAGACGCGCTTATAATGAGTTAGCACGTAATGCAGTTATAAGTGTCTCAGGAAATAGTACTTTTAATAAGGTAAGTAATCAAAAAAACGGCTTAGTAGGTTATCAACTAGATATGCTTATAGAAGTGCCTAACGATATCATGTCGATATGTCCGTAGAGAAAGCCTTAGATACATTTGGTAAAAGGGTACAACAACAATCACGATCTAATTTAACACGCCTTAAAAAGAACGTAAGCGGTGACTTATACAAGGGTAGTAAATATGATTTAACCGTTAGTGCTAATTCCTTTAGCCTATCGTTTCCAATGACTCCTTACTGGAACTTTCAAGATGCAGGAGTAAGTGGTACGGAGCGTAAATTTAATACGCCATTTTCTTACAAGACAAAGAAGCCGCCAGCACATATATTTGAATCTTGGGCAAAGCGTAAAGGAATAAAACCACGTGGAGCGAACGGACAATTCACTACCTATAAATCATTTGGTTTTGCCGTTGCTAATTCCGTTTTTAAGAAGGGATTGAAACCTACTAAGTTTTTTACTACTCCTTTTGAGAATGAATTTAACAAATTGCCTAATGAGATAGTTAAGGCTTACGCTTTAGAACTTGACGATCTATTAAGATTTAGCACTACTTAAACAAAAACAGTATAAATGTCGTTATAAATATATGGCTACATTCTCAGAAATAGATATCACTTTTACAGACTTTTTTGTAACAGACTCAACCGTTAACGTTTTTAATATACAAATTTTAAACACAAGTACAGATGTGTTTTTTAAACTAAGGGAAGGCGTAGTAACTACAAGGTCAGGAGCTAATGAATTTACACAGGGCGATAGTGCAGTTACTCAAGCACAATTTTTTAAGGCTGCAATAGATGCCGACTATGTAGCGGGTGGGGAGTATGAGTGTACTATATCAGGCGCAGTAGTTACGATAAAAAGCACCGTTAACTCTTACCAATTTCAAAATATAATAGTAGGTCAAGCTAACTTGCCAAGATTTACTACCGTGATACGTAACTACTCTATACCAGTTACAGATACTACTGGTTTACTTTTGGCGAGATCAAACTACTATCTTACTAGAGATATAACTACAGAGGCTTTTATAGAGGTTAAAATGTATTTTAGAAGTGGGGAATTTGCCGATCCATTAGGTACTCCTAACTATATTAAAAAAATATTTAGACCTAGCGTCAATTGGGAATATTTCGACGTCCTTATTTCTAGGTTTGCCTTAGATTTTCTTAATCCTAAGCCAGTGTATAGCGCGACTAATGGCTTAGTAAATAGCTTAGTAGGTTCAGTCGTAGCAACAACTATAACAACTTCAACGGATATAAGCACAACGCCCACTGAAAGGCTAAAAAATGCACTAACAACAAGGGGTTATTCTAACTATTCTGAGGGCATTAACTTGTTAAATGATAAAATAATACTATTAACTTCTCTTAATAATCAAATTTTAAAAGGAGGTCAGATAATGATCCCACTTATAGCGGGTAATATATTAACTATTAAAAATGATCAGGGTGTTACTTTAGAAACCGAAACAGTAGTCGAAGGAGACAAAGCAGAAAATTCAATAGTCTATTATTTTTATGACACAGGTTCAAGTGAAAGCACTTTTTTTACGGTTAACGACACTTATATTTTTGAGGTAGTAGAAGAGTGTAAATATACGCCCCAAATAGTCTATTTCTTAAATAAGTTCGGAGTGTTTGAATCATTCACTTTCTTTAAGGCTAAAGAATCAAACGTATCATTTACAGAGGAAGGAGAGTTTAAAAATAACTTTGTGTTAGGCGGTACATATGATATTACCAGACATCTATATAGGAGCGGTAATAAGAACGCAAGGGAAACTATAACGCTAAACACTGGCTATATTAATGAAACACAAAATGAAGTTATTAGAGGTATTTTAAATAGTGACCATGTTTTTTTTAACAACGCAGGAACATTCGTACCAGTTAACGTAGATACTAAATCACTTAAAGTATTAAGCAAGATAAACGATAAGTTAATTAATTACACTATCGATTTTAAAAACTCATTTGATACCGTACAAAATGTCTAACATTGACCTAGCTTTATACGTAGAGGGTAAAAGAATTACTTTATTTCCTGATGAAAAGATAAGGCTTAAAAGGTCTGTTCAATCTTTGCAGGATTTGACAAAGGTGTTTACTGACTTTACACAATCTTTTTCTGTTCCTGCCGATGATAATAACAATTCTATTTTTAAGCATTACTACGATGCTCAAATAGTAAACGGATTTGACGCACGTATAAAAGTAGATGCAAGAATAGATTTAGGCGGTGTAACTTATAAGAAAGGAAATATACAATTAAACGGAGCAAGTTTAAAAAGTAACGTACCAGTAAATTATAAGATTGAATTTTTCGGAGACACTATAAAGATCAAAGACGTTATAGGAGATGACAAACTAACTGATCTTGATTTATCTGCATTTGACCATAATTTTGATCCTGACACAATCAAAACAGGATTATCAACAAACCTATTTAATGATGCAATTAAATATCCTTTACTATCTTATAAACGTAGATTCTTTTTTCAAGATACACAGCTAGATAACGACACAAATATAAATATAAAATATGATCCCACGTTTAGTAGTGGCGTTATTTGGTCTGAACTAAAACCAGCAATAAAGGTAAATGAAATATTAAAGGCTATAGAAACTAAATATAGTCTTAATTTTACAGAAGACTTCTTTGGTCGTTATGAGTGGAACAGGTTATATATGACTCTAGGAAACGGGAAGAGTAAAACCGATACTTTTAGCAGTGTGGAAGTGGAATCATTTACTGTAAACGTTTACGCCAGAAACGGTGCAAGAGATTTGTTTAGGGGTAAAATGAGAGCCAACGTTACAGTTAATAGTGGCACGCAACCTTATAGAATGGTGTTTTTAGTTGATGGTATTAGACAGTCTGAAACAGCTTTTACAACAAACACGACGCAAGCCTTTTCTTATGACTTTGGACTAGCTCCTTTTGATCAGTATGTATTTAGTTACGAGATAGAAAGTAGTGGCGCAATAGATGCAACAGTAGTTTGTCAATATGATTCTGAATTATATATCCCACCTTTTGGAGTTGCTGAATTATTTGATGCGCAAAGCACGAGTACTAATTCAACGCTTTCAGCACCACAAGTAGTGATTAAGAATCAGATATCAGACATGAAAGTGTTAGATTGGTTTGCTGCGATTGTAAAGGCTTTTAACTTAACGATCGAGCCGCTTGATAATGGAGACTTATATGTAAATGACATCCCCTCATGGTATAACACAGGTAACATCTTTGACCTATCGGAGTATGTAGATATAGAAACTTTAGACGTAGAGCGGGGTAAGTTGTATAATGAGATTGATTTCGGGTATAAAGACCAGCAAAGTATACTAGCTGAAGAGTATGAGTCGCAATTTGGGCAGCAATTTGGAGGCTTTGAGAACGATTTAGTAGGTATAGCGGCAGAAGATGCGTTAAAAATAGAGCTTCCTTTTGAAAACCCACAGTTTGAAAGACTACTTCCTAGCACTAATCAGTATGGATTTATAGTGGATAAGGATTTACAAGCCTATGAAAACGCTCCTTTTTTGCTTTACTTACCTAACTTACAGTTAAGCACCTCTAATTTAATAGGCTTCACGGGTAATTCATACGAATCTATCAATAAAGTTAACACGCCAAGCCATGCAATCAATTTAGTTGATGGATTTGCGGCACAATTTAACGCAGAATTTAACGAATACAACGGCGGGTTATTAGCGGACAACCTATACAGTAGGTTTTATAGTGATTATCTAAACGACATTTTTAGCCAGCAACGTAGACAATTTACAATCAATGCAAATCTACCTATAAATATTGCAACTGATTTAAGGCTTAACGATAGATTAATCATTAAAGGAGATAGGTTCGTGATAGATAATATTGATAGCGACCTAACTACTGGTATTTCTAAGCTAGTTTTGTTAAACGATTTGTTTACATCTTTAAACGTTGGCGACATTAGCAAGTTATCGCAAGTATCTGGATCTTTTAAAAGTAGCGGCTCAGTATATTACACAGG